TCGAGGTTGCCGCTGCTCCCGTTTTTGGAGTCACGTCCAATGCTCGCTGGATTCCTGCACTGGGACCAGCAGCAAGACCGAGCGCCTTCATGATCGTGCCGTACAAAATCATCGCAATCTGCTGAGCAATAATCTTTGCAGCCATATCAAGGAAATGTTTGGCCACCGATTGCATCATTTCAGCTAAACCTTCCTGCGCTGATTTAGCCCCAGAAATAACGCCAACAAAAGCGTCACTAAATGCGTTTCCAATAGCGGTCGCCCCTGCTGCCACTTGATTTTCAAGCTTAATTAGCTCTCCAAATTGCTTTTGCATTTGAAAGCCAGGGTCAGCTTCAAGACGCTTTTGCGCGGCATCAGCCGCTGCTTTGTCTCTTTTTTCTTGCTCTCTAGCTTGCTTTGCCGCTACCTTCCCTCTGGCTTCTTCTATATCAAGAACTGCTATTTTGTTTGCTAATTCGTCAAGACTAGCTTGCTGGCTGATTTCCGCTGTTTCTGCAATTGTTGCCAACGCATCTTGCCTGTCAAACTCAATCTGCAACTCTTCACGCGCCAAATCACTGCTTGCTTCCTTAAGCTCTATTTGTCTTGTAAATTGCTGGCTTAATTTGGCCCCGGATTCTAGTTGCTGTTTTAATAGCTTTTCTGCTTGATCTGTTTGACTTTTGTTTTTCCCGCTACCGCCGCCGCTTTTGACATTTTTCAGCACTGGTACTGAAAGGGAAGGAGTCGAAAGCGTAGGTGTTTCAGGTGGAGCCTCCATAGTCCCCAACCGATTTTTCATCAATTCAAGTAATACAGTTTTGCGATCCTGCCCTCTCAAGGCTGCCAGTTCTATTGACTCCTCTTGCAATCCTTTAAGCCCTTTGCCTCGTGGGCCTGTTCCTTTAAACAGCTCCTCTGCTCCTTGAACGTTCAAAGGCATTATTTCTCCTTTTATGTCTCGCTTGGCAGAAACTGCGCCGGGGCTGGTAGCAGCAACAATCAAGCTATTGACTTGATTAAGAGTGTTTGCTGCTACTTGGCCAATAAACTCAATGGGTCCTTTTAAATTTACAATAAGCTCGGCAAGTCCCCGAAAAGATTCAGCAAGCTGAGGGACAATATCTTGAGTGAGAGCAACTTGAACTTCTTCTGTTGCGTTTTCAAAGTCTTTAATTGCTTGCGCTGGCCCCTTTAGTGCGTCTGCAAGCTGATCCGCGCCCTCTACTTCAATGCGCTTCAAAGCCCCGATGACAATGTCAGCAGTAATCCCCCCTTCAGCTGCAAATTTTCTTAAGTTGCCTTGAGCTATCCCAGTCTGCTTACTAATTGCCGTCAGGATGCCAGGAACTTGCTCGGAAATGCTATTAAATTCATCCCCACGCAATGCCCCAGAACCTAAAGCTTGAGCCAATTGCGTAAACGCGTTTGAAGCTTCCTCAGCAGTAGATCCGCTAATTCTTGCCGCCGTATTGAAACCGTTGTATGTACTGACAATGTCTTTCAAGGTAACGCCAACCGGCCTCAACCTTGCGTAAACCTGTGCAATCGCTTTGTTGGCTGTTGTTTGACTAACTCCAAAACGCTGAGAGGCTTGAGTCGCCGCATTAGAAAGAGCTGCGACCTCTCCATACCCTTTAGCTAAAGACTGAAGACGCCTTTCAGACTCAATCCTTTGAATACCTGCTCTGACCGCCGACTGTGCAGCGGCAAGCGTTCCATACGCTGCGGCAACTTTTAATAAGGTTCCACCTAAAGACTTAAAACTACCGCTAGCTTTCTGAGCGCCTTCTCCTGCCCCAATAAATCTCCTTTTTGCGTCCCTCAGTCGTCTATTTACATCACGGATGCCTTCTTCTACCCTCTTTGATTCCTTGGCAACCCGCTTCAGTGGGTTGACTGCGTTTTGTGCGTCAACAATCAGCTTGACTGAAGAAACTGCCACGACAACCCACGCAATGCCCTAATCTTACCGCCGTCTCGCCTTGGCGCGATCCATTGCCTTTTTCTCCTCTTCTCCCTTCAGCTGATAGTACGCAGCAAAATGAACAAGCTCCGCATCAGATAACTCTGTGCGAAGCTTGCTCACCGTCATGCCAAGCTCGCAGGCCAGGAAAAACTCAAAATTGAGCCAACTGTCCTGCTTTAGTCGTTTTTTGCTTCTTCAATCCCCGCCTCTTCTCCAACGCCAAACAAGAAAAGCTCAAGATCGTTCAGAACGGTCTCAGGCAATTCACGTTGCAGCTTGGCAGCATCAGCAGCAGCAAAAGCCTTTGCGCCGTCTTTTAACTCTGCTTTTTGGCACAGCATTTGCGTGCTGATGTCTAAAGCCTCTTCGCTATTGGCAACAGATTGAGCGCGTTTACGGTCAGCCCTTGTAATTGGCTTGAAATACAAGTCAAGGATAGACTTGCCTTCCGCGTTTTTAACGACAAACTTACGCCTTTGACTAAGGTCAAAAGCGCCAGTAAGCAAGTCAACAGTGCGTTGATTTGAAGCAGCCATAAATTAGATCAAGCGACAGATGCAAGAGTTATTGTGCCTTTAGTTTCAAAGTTAAAGGTCACAACTTGCAGCTCGCCAACGCTAGCACTGAAATCAGTCGTTGTAATCAGCAAGTTAAAGCCAAGCTTTTCACTGCCGCTTCCTTGACTGCCTGCGTCGTAGGTATAAAGCTCTGCACTGGCAACAGTTGATTCAGTCGCAGGAGTTGTAAAGATCTCACGAATTAAATCACCTTTGCCAGCACCTGCAGCGGTCTTTTCGTAAAAGACTTCGATGGTGCCACTGCCGCCAATTAGGCCGCCAACACGATCGCGGAAACTTTGCCCTAGCGTTGTTACTTCAAGCGACTCTTTGTCAACAGTCAGCGACCACGACCGCACTGCTGTTACAACAGTCAGAGTGTCGCCAGAATCCTGCTTGAAAAGGACGTTGCCTTGTTCGCCGCGATAAAAAGTCATGGTCAGAGTTCCTCGATGGATTCAAAGGCCACACGGACCTGAGTTTGAAAGTAGCCCTCGGGAGCTGGTGAACCCAGTACCTCTGGACCTGTTGCTGCATCGAAGTAAACCCCCGATACGTTGACTCTATTGTAAAGGTCGCGAACACGTTTGCCGATCGTGTAATTAGCGCCAGGACCAACGCCTTTTGTTGAAAAGATGTTGATTAGCAATAAGCCAACAATTCGATTATCTGAAGCGGTAGTTCCGCCAAAACTTAGATATTCGTTAGAACCAAAGCTGACAAGGCATTGAACCCACGACGAATTGGGAGTTGGCTCGTAGGCCATGTTATGAAACACGACTGGAATTGCCGGGGCATTGGCAAGCTCAGCGGCCAGCCTGCCCTCAATAACGGCTCTAACTGCGTTTAAGTCTGCGGCTGCCATTAGTCTCTCCTTTTAATGCGTTCATACTGCTGCTGCGTCCAAGATTCAAGCTCTTTCCCGATCAGCTCAGGGAAACCGGCAACTGTGCCTTGTCTTGTCTTGAACTCTCCCTTCCAAGACGGCGGTAAGTTATTGCCAAAGCAAACCGGCTCGGCATATTCGACATTATTGCTTACCACTCCTTCATAGGGCTCAATTTTGCTTTGCCAAGCATTCCTGAGCCTTGCTGTATCGACTGGTGTTTGTTCTTTGACTCGGGCTTCCCATTCAAGCGTCGTGATTTTGACAAGCTCTTGAACCTGCTCGCCCATGAAATCGCCAATCTCACCAAGCTTGATGTTGCGCGTCATGGTCAGGCCCTCAAGATCAACTCGTAGGTAATCGCTTGATTATCCTGCTCGATCGTGTTGACGCTAATAATCTGATGCGAAACGCTGCTGATCAACACCCGATCTTTTGCCTCGGGAGCCGTAGTCAAGTCTTTTGCCGCAACAGTTAAACGCTTGTCACTAGCTTGAATCAGCTCGTTGACCTCACGAACGCTAACGCCCTCAAGAACGCCTCTAACTTCCGTGTCGCTAGTTGTCTCAGCAATCGTGCCAGTAGTCGCGTTGTAACCACCCGCTGAAACATAGCGAATGGTTACTTCACCGCCAAACTTGGTAATAACCTTGTCGGCAACCTTTTGCAGCGAGCTAGCAAGACCCATTAGACGCTATACACAACAACGGTGCCAGAGCTCATCGTGATTGAAGTGAAGATCACGCCTTCAATAGCAGCGGCAACGTGGACATGAATTGCAGTCGGTGCGCCGGATCCGTTCTCAGTGATGTTCTCAGAAACCATTGAGGCAATGACTGAATTTTGCAAGGCTTCTACCTTGTAAAACCTGCCAGTGTGCTCAGCGGTATCCGTGATAATCGTTGCTTTGCTTGGCGCGTAACCCATGCCCATGATCAGCTCCGTTTGATAGCGATGTTGCCTGGTCCGCTAATTCTAAGACCTGTCAAGTAACGTTCAACCATTGGCGGGATACGATCAGCACCAATTGCGCCGGATTTGTCAGGCGTAACGCTTAAGCTGCCGATTGAGACGCTCTTATAATCCTCAAGACCGCTCAACCCAATGCCGTCAACGTTGTTCTTTAAGTAGACCGCCAGCTCAAGCTGAGCGCGTTGGATCTGATCAGGGATCTCTGTATCCGTGAAGTAATCGTCAGAAATGCGAAACGGAAAGCCCGTTGCATAAGTATTGACATAAGTGTCGGGCTTGCGAACACCAGTGCGCGGCCATTGCAATGCCTGCGTGTCTGTTGCCCGTGCGCCTAAAAATCTTTCGCGATCAAGTCGCTGTGTTGCTGTAACAAGAGCGCGGTTGCGCGTGTCGTTTGTGCCCGTTGTCCAGTTCGTAACATCAGCACTTGCTACCATGCCGTCAACTAAAGCATCAGCTTCCGCCAGCGTCAGGTAACTGTTTGCGCTTGCGCTGCCTGCCGTTGCTGTGATCGTTACTGCCATCGGCCTTTACGGTTGATTTCTTAGTTGCGGGCTTTTCAGAAGCGGAGGCCGCCGCCGTAGCAGCAGCCTCACGTTCTTTTGCTCGCCTAAACGCGAACAAACCCATCAGGAGCTAGCGCCCTTCAGAGCTACGAAAGAAACAACGATTGCCTCTTCCAGTGAACCTGCGGACAGGTTTGCAACCGTGATCGCGAACGAGCCAGCAGCAATTGTGTTGGCCTGAACGAGATAAGCGCCAGCAGTTCCGGCGGAGCTGTGGTTAACCACAACAACGTCAGTAGCTGCAACTTCGCTGTTTGTAACAGCAAAGGTCACCTCAGCGGCAGCCGCTAGAGCAGCGTCGTCCAAGGTAATTTGACCTGAAGCGGCGTCCAGAGTTACGCCTGTTGCTTTGCTGGTGGCCTGAGTAACAGTGCCGCCAGTTGTTGGGCCAATAAGTTTGCCCGCTGTTGCCTCAAAAATTGATGCCATAGTTAGTTACCTCCTCAATCAAGGTTAGAAGTGGAAGTAATCCGCACGATACCAATGTTGTTGGTTTCGTAAACTTTGGTCCAATTGCCAACGGTCTCAAGTTGAGAGCGAGTTGGATTTGAAACAGCAGAAGAGAACTTCGAGCCTACCGGGTGGTAGACGTAATGAAGGTCGATACTCAGAGCATCACTCTTAGCGAGGATGTCGCGATCGGTCTCAGTCTGTAGGCCAAGCTGTTCGCCAGAAGCGATGGCACCTTGGGTGAACAGATAAGAAGCGTATTCAGTAGTTGAACCGCTGCCTGCTGTTTGAACGTCTGCACTGATGATCACGCGCAGTCCCATGAAAGTAGGAACTTGCACTTGGCCAAAAGCGTTAGCCGTTGAACCCTGGGTAGCTCCAGTGTCAGGTGCGCCGTTGTCGTCATAGATGAAGTCGATTGCACGACGCTCCATCAAGTCGTAATAAACGTTCGGGTGAACGCAGATTGCAGCAAGCTTTTCACCTTGATCGCCCAGCAATGATTTGCCAGTAACGATCTGACGTGGGCCAAGGATTGTTGGGGTATCACCAGATGCACCATCAACGGCTAAACCGAGGAAAGCAGCAGAGGCAGTATCGCCAACTGCACCAAACACACCGCCCAAGCAAGAAAGAAGATCTTTCTGACGTTGGTTGGCAATGTAATCAGCAATCTTGGCGCCGATGGCGGCCATTGGATCAGAACCAGCTGCAAGAGCAGCAAGGTCGCGAGACTCAAAAGCACGGCCACGATGCAGAACAGCAGCAACCTGCTTATCTGCGGTGATTTTGCCTGGAGTCAGTGAAGAGCTATCAGTAAGAACTTCAAAGTCACCAGAAAGGTTTGCTTTGTAGAAAGGGACTTGTACAAAGTCTCCACCACCTTCTGCTGCATTTAGCTCCGCCATTGGCTGCACCACACCGGAAGCCAAGAAGGCATCACGCTGAGTTGTTTGCTCAATGACGTAAGGCGTAAATACCTCAGGGATGATGATGTCACTCCTTAGAGTTGCCATCTGTCAAAAAA